ACTACACCAGATGGCGTTAAACTCATATCTCTTTCTGATATTGACATCTTATTCCTCATTTTTAATTTGAAGTTGTTTTTTGAAAACAGAAATTTGATCATCATCAATTCCGTATTTTTTGAGTATATTTATTAATTCTTTTGGGTTTTTTTCTACTAGAAGTTTTACATATTGATATACTTCCGATCTTCCTAATTCGTAATGCTTACAGAATATATGCATCATATCCATCGATATATCTATTTTATTTTTTGATTTTACATATTTTAGATAATATGATTTTTTGGGCAACGAATGCAATAGTAACGTATAATAATGTTTACTGCTGAGAACGCCATTCGTATACTGCTGAAAATAATTTATAACATCTACAAAATCCATTTCCATAGAAAAGAATCTAGATATCATGTAGTTACTCCAACTCTTTACATCCTCATCAGATAACTCATCCCATTTTGTTTTTTTAAATGTGACACCCTTTATATGATCAAAAATATTTTTAGACATAATATTACATATTATATGGTAAAAATTCTTTATTTATATTCCCACACTCTAAGCATGCGTAAGTTGGTATTGGTATAATTCCTTCTTGACCAGTGGGTGATAGCAATGCTGAAATCTTTTTAAAAAAAACTACTTCGTGAAAAAACTTGTTACTACATTGAGAACACTCAATGTCCATAGCTTGTGATAGATCCACACTCATCTTTGATGATTGATTTCTATTATCTTGTGATTGTGATGATTGATTGATATCTAATATAGACATAACATCTCCTGCGTTTTATTAAAAAAAATATTAATGTAATCTTTGATCTATTTCAGTTATTATTTGTATAAACATAGACATTGCATTTATTTCATGATCAACTACAAACGCATCCTTATATTGAGCATCTGCTATTATCAATATAATACTCGATATGAATCCAGAAGCATATCTATCGATATTATCATATAAGAATCTAAATAGTTCATTATAATCTTTTACATAATTGTCTGCAATTAATTGTCTTATCTTTTCAAACTTTTCTTTTTTTGAAATTTTTTCTGATAAACAATTTAAAACTTGCTCAAAATAATCATTGGTGATAGTATCATCTGAGTCTAAGATTAATCTTTTGTCTATTACATTCTTTTGTATGGAGTTTATAACTCTTCTGATATCTGGAAAATTTTTCGTTATTATCTTTTTTAGATCCTCCTTTTCAAAGGATATATCTTCTTTACCTAATATATCTACAATTAATTTAGCTATATCTAATTTTAAAGGAGGTTTTATATTAAACATCTGACAGCGAGATTGTATTGCTGGTATAACCTTTTCAATATAGTTACAAGTTAATATAAATCTGGTTTGTGTACTAAATGTTTCGATTATATTCCTCAAGGCAGCCTGAGCATTTGGTGTCATGTAATCACACTCATCTAGTATGATTATTTTTAATCCACCAAATGATATAGATGCTGCAAATTGCTTTATCTTGTCTCTAACAGTGTCTATGGAGTTTTCATCAGATGCATTTATGTATAGATAATTTTCTGATGCTATTTCGTTTACAAATATTTTCGCTAACGTAGTCTTGCCACTACCTGGACTCCCATATAGTAATAGATGCGGTATATTTTTTTCATCTACAAATTTTTTAAATACGGATAATAGATGTTCATCAATAACACAATCGCTCAATTTCTGAGGTCTATATTTTTCAGTCCATATTGTCTGTGATTTTTGCATTTATACTCCCGATTAAATGTTAGTTAATTCTATCAAATGGTATTTTGAATCAAAGTCATCATTACTGAAAGACACTGTGGCCAATCCTTCAAAAGAAACATCTAATATCCCATTAGAACAATCTTTATTAGAACTCAATATTTCTTTGAAGTGTTTTGAAGAAAATGTTATTGATTTAAATTCTAAATCATTTACTATGGATGGTGTTATGTTTAAAATTATTTTATCAAAATTTTTCCCCAAATTTCCAACTATAACTTCAAACTTTTGTGTTTTATCATTTCGTATAATACTAAATGTATCAACGTCTGCGATCGCATCCTTTGCTTTTATAAATGCATCTGAAAACTCTTTGTCTATAATGAATTGTAAATGTGTATTTGGTAATTTTTTTAAACTAGGGACCTTCGGTATAACTGATAAGTCGGCTAGCACATATTCAATATTAGTATTTTTATCGGAAATTTTTAATACAATCGGTCTGTCATTTAATAGTATAGGTTCTATTTCTATATCATTGGATAATATCGTTATCATTTTATTCAATGATTTTGTATTATAAATACCGATGCTTAATAGATTATTGTTCACATTCACGTTCTTCAATGTAACGTTACCGATCAGTGATTTATCATCGGAAATAAAATCAGTCACTAATACATCCGATAGTTTCCATTCGGTTGATTGTATAATTCCACCTACGGTGTATTTATTTATAAAACTTAAAAGTTTTGATTTTTCCATAATTGTATTCTTATTATTTTACTTACATTAATATACATAAATTATGTGAAAGAAAAAAATCTTTCTGCAATTTTTTTACTTTCTGAAGGAAATTCCCAAGTCATTGATTCATATAAACTACGAATTTTCGCATCTAATTCTGATAAAAATAATTCATTATAATCTAAATAGTCTTCAATCAGAGATAATATTTCTGGTGGATCTTGGTCTCCACGAAATGCTAATTCCTCTAATCCAAATTTATTATTTTTCAAATAAACTATTTTTATCTTGTCTCCATTTTTTATAGCAGGATATTTATGTGGGCATTTAAATAACTTCAATAATTTATTATAATTTATAGCAGCCTTTATATGTGCTGGTGTTCCTTTTGAAAATTTACCCAAAACATCATCTTTAACCAAATCCTGATATTTTTTTATATCCTTTATGCTAGAGTTTTTTGCAATTTCAGAATACATTACAGTACTCAGTTTTTTCTTAAAATCTAAAATCTTTTCATCAATATATTCTTTCTCCATACCCTTCAAAATATCTATTAAAACTTCTTTCATTATTATTTGAAATGATTTTGGGAAAGATGATCTAACGACATCGAGTCCTTTTACTTCAAGCTCATCGGTTGGTACGCCATTGTCTGATATTATCCACAATGCATATCTTTTTTTCTTTTTTGTCCAAAATCCTGTTCTGGCTATTTTTTCCTGTTTTATTTCCAATCTATGTTTATCTGTATTAAAAATTTTTTTACAAAAAATATCATAAAAATTATTTACATAATCTTGAACTTCAGTTGCTATTTCATATATCTTTTCAGTCATGGCGATAGAATCGTTAGTATCTATAGATGGGTATCTATTTTTTACAAGAGGAAGACATGACAAAAAAACAGAATCGGTATCAACATACTGTACATAATCAACATTATCAGTTTTTAATTCTTTATTGTATTTTAAATTTATAACATCTTGTGTTTTTTTGATAACAGTTTGTCCACTTAATGTAACAGCCTCGGCATTGTCTATATCATAAAACCGAAATGCGGGTAAACCCAAAACACCATATAATGAATTCAATAGAATTTTTTGAACAAGCTGTCTTTTTTTATAAAATTCATATTTCGGAGTGTCTCCTATTTTTCCCCATTTTTTCATCTCATCCTTATATTCCACTCTTTTTTCAAACCATTCATTTAAAATGGCAGGTATCAGTCCGATATAATCCGTATTATACATAACCCCATTTGATGAAACTGTATAATTGTATTTCTCTAAAAACTTTTTTAAAGTTTCACTAGATATCTTTTCATTATTTACAGTATACCATTCTCTCTTGTTCCTAATAAAATCCTCGAAATCCCAATCATCTATCTTAGCCACCTTAGTTTCTGGTGAGATATTTAATGTCATTATTATTGATGGATATAGTGATGTTAAATCTAGATCGTATATCCATTCATATCGACCCGCTACTGGGTCTTTTACAAATGCTCCTATAAATCCTTGTTGTCCTGATTCTTTCAGTTGTTCCATTCTTTCTTTTCTATCGGCTGGTTTATTCGGAGCCACTACACCGCCTATATTTCGAAGATATGTTAATAATGCACCCTCCAAGTATTTTGAGGAATATATGAAATCTTCATAGGGCACATGACCTACGTGACAAATCCCTCTAACCAAATCAATATATTGGAGCTTCTTATCCAACTCTATAATCAATTCAACATCGGTGATATTATATTCTATAAATGTGTCTATATCATTTCTCATTAAATCATCTAAATTTCCTTCATATTCTATTTTACCTCTACCTAATTCTTTGGTAGATACATAGTTCAGAGAATATGATGGTAATTCTTGGTATGAGAATTTCTTATAAATAACCATATAATCTAATACGGATATTCCCGCTATAACCCATCTATTTCTATATGGGGAGAAAAACATTTCTTTTATAGGAGATAGACGATATGCGTTAGAAACCCCCAATATATTTTTTATTCTATTGAAAATATATGGTATATCGAATGCATCACAATTCCATCCAGTTATTATATGTGGTTTTATTTCTTCTATCCCGTTTAAAAACTTTAACAATAAGGTTTTTTCGTCATAACATGGTATGATATTTCTATTCCCATTTGTTTTTGGTTTTATTTTTTTCTCTTTATCTAATATCAAAACTGTGTAATTATTACTAATTGAATCATGATACGCTATTGATGTTATTTCATTGTTTCCGACCGCTGGATCAGGTGTTCCTGTTATCATCTCAACCTCTATATCCAGTGTCATCGTTATTATATTTTCCGATGGTATATCTGAATCGCCGTACATATCCACTAACAACCTAGTAGTTTCTGGTACATCGGATTCTAATAGATCTGGATCATTCTTTACAAATTTTGTAACCTTTGAAAGTTTATCCCCGTATAGTGATTTATACGTACCATTTGGATCTTTTTTGAAAGCATAGGGTGTATAATTAAAATTTAATAGCCCTTTAGCATCATCCCAAATCCATGCTTGATTGGTGCTAGTTTTTACAAAAATATTTTGGTACATGATTGGATTTAATCGTTATTTAGTATTTTTTTGAAAAGTGTTATTGGATGGGTCAATCTAACAGCATGTATGGGTGTAGTCTATCACGAACATCGTATACAATTTTATATTTTGTTATAAATTCGCTTTGGGAGTATACATTGGGTATCCCGTCTTTAATTACGATGTAATTTCCAGGAAGAACTTCCGTTCCAGACTTAAATATGAATTTGTATAAATCGGTGCTTTTATTATCACCACCATTGTCATATCGATTACCATCAACCATGGAAATAACACCATCCCATTTATCAACAGCTTCGAGTGCAGATTCGCGTTTACCATCGAAATGATATGCATTTAATTTTGTTTTTACAGGCTCAACCATAATAAAGTTCATAACATATAGTTCCTTTTTTTATTTCCTTAACATTTTTTTCTTCCAAATTCTCATCCAATCAGAATCATCTTCGTATATTTTTGGATCGGTGTATGTCTTTCCATCCTTCGACATGGCCCATGTATTCATCACCTCATTATCTTTAGGATAAATTAGTTCTTCCAAAGAATCCAAATCACCATGTGTAGATAATATATCATCTTTCACATGTTTTCTATATTTTTTATGATAAATTATTTTATCTTCTTTTTCGGATGAACCGCAATTCCCATATATCGGAGTTTTTTTATATGAACGACTCATATTTACTATCTCGAAATTTTATTTAGAAAACCATAACATATTGTGATGTTTAAACATCATATTTGAAATGATATTAGACGGGTGAGCAAGACCTTCAAACACGAATGGATTATTCGGATTTCCTCGCATTATTGAGTAAGCGTCACCCAATTCTTCTGGTCGTATTTTAACGCTATTAAATGCCAGAGATCTAGATCCATCCTTTTTAAAATAATAAATTCCCTGCTTGCTCTCATCTGAGGATATACCAACTATAACAGAATCTTGATTAAACTTTTTACATAGTGTAAAACATATTTCTTCAAAATTTTCTAAAGAGATGGTATCGGCTCTGTAAAACCATATCGATTCTTCGGTAACTGGTGTTTTCAATTCATCTGGTGTGGTTTCCCAATCCATATCATCTGGGGCTTCTTTCCAATGACCTATTAGTGGGTATCCACCCATTTTATATTTGGATAGTTCTGCGTATATCTGCTTGTTTCTTATTCTATTTTGTTTTAATGTATAGTTTTTTCTAAAAGCCGACATCACACAAAAATCTTTTTTAATACCACCTGAATATATTCCAGAAAACAATCTAGATAAACCAGATTCATTTATCATGGAAAATTCATAAGTTTCATTTAAGACATCCTTCAATAATAAAGCCATAAAAATACCCAGTTTTAATTAACGTATTAATTTATAATAAATATGTTATAATAAAATATTTATTTTCCAGTTGAACCAAATCCACCAGAACCTCTATTGGTTCTTC